CTGCCGGGCGCGGAAAAGATGGCACAGGCCTACCGCGACAACCCCGACACGGACTTCCACCAGATGGTGGCTGACATGGCCGGCATTAAACGCAAGGCTGCCAAGACAATCGGCCTCGGACTGATGTACGGCATGGGCAAACAGAAGCTCGCCAACAGCCTGGAGCTGCCCCTGGACGAGGCCAGCGAGCTGATCGCCACCTTTCACCAGAAAGTCCCGTTCCTGCGCGGCACGGTGGACGCGGTGATGAAGCGCATCGAGCACCCGGCTTCGGGCGGCGCGATCCGCACGCTCCTGGGCCGCAAATGTCGCTTCCCACTGTGGGAGCCGGTGGAGTGGGGCGTGAACAAGGCGCTGCCCTACGAGCAGGCCATCATCGAATACGGCCGACGCATCAAGCGGGCGGGCACCTACAAGGGCCTGAACCGGCTCATCCAGGGCTCGGCCGCCGACCAGACCAAGGCCGGCATGGTAGCGCTGGCCAAGGCCGGATTCGACATCCGGCTGCAGGTGCACGACGAGATCGCGCTGTCGGTCCGGGATCGGGACGAGGCGGTCGAAGCATCACGGATCATGGCCAACGCGGTGACGCTGGAAGTGCCCTCCCGCGTTGACGTGGAAGTTGGCCCAAGCTGGGGTGAGGCTGCATAATGGAGCCGGGATTTCAGCAGTTGTCTCCAACCTCTCACGAGGCTTCGGCCGCGCATGTCGCGGCCGCTTTTTTCGAGACCTAGAAAGGAGAAATCAGTGCCACATGAAGAGCCGGAAGACGGCGAAGAGTTCGTGCCGAAAGAGCGCGAGCCGCAGGGCCCTAAGCGCAAGCGTGGACGCCCGGGCAGGCCACGCAAGCTCGGGGTCAAGCGCCGCAAGAAGAGCAAGGACGCTCCGGATCGGTTGTCCCCGTCTCAGCGCAAGAAGGCGCGCTGGATCACGGTGACCGTGCCAGCGGACGCCTACGTCAAGCTCAAAGAGATCGCCGCGTTTCGCAAGACGTCGATGTCGCAGACCATCGCCGACATCGTGGAGCCCGTGTTCGACAAGGTGTATGAGGAATCAATGCTGCTGCTTCGCATCGAGCAGCGCCGACAGAAAGAAGAGGAAGAACGTGAAGCACAACGCCGAAATAACCCTACCGGTCGAACTCATTTTTGACGTGCTGCCGCCCATGCAGGTGGGCGACATGGTCATCCCCGCGCAGATCGACATCCGCGAGGTACTGCTCGAAATCACCGGCCCGGCTGGCAAGCCCCGTAAGGTGGACATCACCAAGGGCATTCCCGAGGAGCAGATACTGCTGTGGGAAGACGAGATCATCGACAGCTATGGCCAGGATTCTGAGGAATGAGCGGATCGCCGCTGCAGTAGCCTGGACAAAGGATCGTATCGGGGCCGACGGGATCGGTGACAACTGCAGCGCAGTGAGCCTGGTGGACGCGCACGACCGCTTCATCGCGGTGTGCGTGTTCTCCTCCTATATCGGTACCAACATCGACATGCACCTGGCTGCCGAACCTGGCCGACACTGGCTCTCGCGCAGCTACTACAACGCGGTGATGCAGTTACCTTTCGAGGTGCTGCAAGTATCACGGATCACGGGCCTCATCCGGGGCTCCAATCTACGTACCCAGCGCTTTGCAGAGCGCATGGGATTTCAGCACGAGGGCCGCATGCGCAAGGTATTTGCGGATGGGGACGACCTGGTACTGTATGGTTTTTTGCATGAAGAGTATGAACGACACCCTTGGAGAAAGTAATGAAGCTATCGGAGAACCTCCGGTACCTCGCCGACTTCCCCAGCCACGCACCTATTGCACCTATCCTGCAGTCGGCAGCGGACAAACTGGATGACAGTCACCTGTGGCGAGATGCCTGGATCAGATCAGAAAAAAGAGTTGAGGAGTTGACAAGTGAACTGGAGCGGTTAAGATGTAGGCTCCCAAACAGAAAGGAGAAAGAGTGTGAAGACTGAACCCCTACTTCCGTACCCCTGGCCCTTCCCTCAGTGGGATGGTACCCGTTGGGTCATGCCTGCCGAGCTCATGCCTAAGGAGCTGCGCAAGAAGGCCAAGAAGGGGCTGGACCTCGAAGACTACGAGGAGGCCCCATTTTGAAACCCGACATCTACGACAAGCTGGCTGCTACCGGCCGCTACTTCAACACCGGCAAGGTACTCATTGGTCTGCAGTACCAGCGCCCACCACGCCAGATGGGCCGCGAGGAGGAACGCATCCAAGCCATCATGCTTGGTATTCGTCCAACCCCGCGTGGGTTCTCCATCGTTGTCTACTTGCTGTGGATCATCGCGTTATTCACGGTCATAGCAACCATCGCCGAGATGCTCAAGTGAGAAAACGCAGCAAGTATCGGCCCAAGCCCGTGCTGGCCGATCCGCTCGGATTTGTACTGTCTGGTATGCAGCGCCTGCCCCAGTTGAAAGACCAGTTCCTGATGATCCAGATCAAGAACCGCGAAGCATTGGAGCAGGTGCGCACAGGTCGGGCCAACAAGGACGACATTGATCGATTGATCGCCATGGCCAACATGTCGGAGTCCCTCGCCATCCACGGCAAGGGCCGCGACTGGCTCAAGGAGATCAACGAGTCCCAACACCACCTCCACGCCCTGGCGGAGCGAGGTGCGCGGCGGGGCATGCAGTTCGTGATGAAGGCTGCAGAGTGGGAAGCACTCAAGCTGATCACGGACCTTCACGAGGTGCAGTTGGAAAACAGCACCGTTTACGACATCGAAAAGGCCTACGACTACGTGGAGAAAACAATCCGCGAAGGCAAAGCCAAACTTATCCGCACAAAGGAGCAACCCAATGAGAACCAAGAAAACAAAAGCTGATCGCATCCGTGAATACCTGACCAAGAACCCGAACGCTGACGTGGCCAAGGTGGCTGCGCGCTTTGAGACGGCCAAGCCGGTCATCTACAAACTGCGCAAGGACCTGCAGGCGCAAGATGCTTTCGAGGCCAAGCTGGAAGAGACCGCGCCGGCGGAGCTGACCTGGACGGCCACGGGAGACGACCAAGGGGAGATCGTGGCAACGCTTCGAAAGAACGAAGTAGAAGAGGTTCTGCGTGAGCGAGGGGACCGTTATGGACCCTTTGAGAACCACGCCAAGATCACGCAGATGATCAAGGATGTCATGCGCGCCGAGCCTGGCTGGGACCGCCTGACCTACCCGCAGCGTGAGGCCTTAGAGATGGTGGCACACAAGATCGGCCGCATGCTCAACGGAGACCCTACCTACGAAGACAATGTTGTGGACATTTTAGGTTATACTGATCTCATGCTTAGGTGCATGAGAGGCAAGGATGAGCTCTAGGAAAAAATGGATTAACCCCACAGGAACACGTACGTACTTTGCCTGGAGGAACATGCGTAGTCGATGCTACAACCCGGCGCATCCGTCCTATGCGGAGTACGGCGGGCGGGGTATTTCGGTATGCCAGCGATGGGCCAGCTACGACAACTTCTTCGAGGACATGGGGGAAGTGCCTGCAGGCAGGTCGCTGGATCGAATTAACACCAACGGGAACTACCGGCTATCAAACTGTCGTTGGGCGACCATGGAACAGCAGTTGAACAATCAACGACGGAATGTGGTACTGAAGAAGAACGGCAAAAAGCAGACCGCGTCGCAATGGGCAAGGGAATTAAGAATCACGCCGACAACCTTGTTCAAGCGCCTGGAAAGAATGCCAGCGGAACGCGCTATGCAGGCCGGTCTTTTAAGGCAGTGGAAACACGGCACACGGGCCGGTTACGAGTCGCATGGGTGCCGCTGTGACCTGTGCAAAGCCTCTAATGCTGCACGTCATCGTGCGCAACGGGCAAAAAGAAAGGAAAGAAAGTGATGAACTACCAAGACATCCGGGCGCAGGAAAAGTACGCTCCCTACCTGTCCCAGCAGACCGAAACCGAGCGCCGCATGAACATCGGACCGCAGGCACCGCACGGCCTCACCCGAGACCCGGGCCCACGCCTGGGCTGCGGCATCGAGTTCCAGATGGAGCGCCTGGCCAAGAATGTCGCAGCCATGGAAGAGCGATTCCACGCCCTGGCCATGAAGCTCGGGCCATTGACACGGCCGATGCCAGAGGCCTTTGAGCCAGCGGTGACCAAGGATACCGGGCGCGTGCAGGCCTCGCAGTCGCCGCTGGCGGATCAGGTTGCACGGCTCACGGACCAGATCGAGCGCCTGAACAACGGCATGGCCTACCTGATTGACGGGGTGGACCTATGAGCCGCCTCAACGACCACGCATGGCTGGAGTTCAAAGCCGCAGGCTGGCTCGACGAGGACGGCCGCTTCAAGGACGACATGCAGGAGGCCATCTGCCAGCACGTCCTGAAGCTGCTGGAAATCTTCGCCGAGGAAGGCCACAGCGGCACCACCGCGCCCTACGCCGCCAACATGTTCAAGACCCTGGCCATGTTCGAGCCCATCGCCCCGCTGACAGGCGAGGACTGGGAGTGGCACGAGGCCAGCGAAGGCGTCTTCCAGAACAAACGCTGCAGCCGAGTCTTCAAGCAGGCCGACCGCTTTGACGGCCAGGCCTACGACATCGAAGGCAAGGTCTTCTACGAGTGGCACACGGACAAGGAGACCGGCGAGAAGTACAAGTCGCACTACACCTGCAACGAGAGCTTCGTGCCCATCACCTTTCCCTACAAGCCCATCCACAACTACGTCGAGCGTCCATCGGAGGCATCATGAGCGATCTTCTTCCATTCGCAGTCGGAGCCTGGGTCATCCTGGCCTGGTTCACCCACGTCATCACCTGCCTGAAGACCGCCTCCTGGGGCTTTCTGATCGCAGGCGCGGTGTTCTTTCCGGTCGGCTGCGTGCACGGCACGGGCATCTGGTTCGGGTGGTTCTGATGTTCAAGATGCCTGAGAAGTTCCGCGTCAAGCTCTCCGGCTACGCCGAGGGCGACGCGGGCAACGGGGCCTTCGTGGTCAAGCTCAAGCACAGCCAGGTGGTCTTCGTTCTCGCCAGCGATGGCGCAGGCTGGGAGCACGTGAGCGTTAGCCGCAAGGACCGCTGCCCGACCTGGGAAGAAATGTGCCAAGTGAAGAACCTCTTCTGGGACGACGAGGACGTGGCCATGCAGTTCCACGTGCCCTCCAAGGATCACGTCAACAACCATCCGTACTGCCTGCACCTGTGGCGGCCTGTTGGCCAAAACGTGCTGCGGCCGGATCGCATCATGGTGGGGTTCAAATGACCGTCGTTATCTGGGACCACAAAAACGCCTTACTTGGCGCTGACAAGAAAGCGACACAGAGTGACCTGATGCGCCGCGTGACCAAAATCCGCCGCATCAACGGCCACCTGTGCGCTGCTGCCGGGGACTGGGACCTTGCGCAGGAGATGTTCCACTGGTTCGAGCAAGGAGCCGAGCCTGGCAAGGAGCCTGCCTGCATGCGCAACAAAGACGACTGGGTGGCCTTCCTGGTCATCACGCCCGACAAGCGTGTGCTCAAGTACGAGAGGAGTCCGTACCCGATGGACTTCACGGAAGCCGCTGCCAGTGACGGCTGGTATGTCTTTGGTTCAGGCCGGGACTTTGCCATTGGTGCGCTAGCTGCAGGTGCAGACATCCACACCGCCCTTGAGGTCGTCGGTCGGTACTGCGTTGGCTGCGGCATGGGAGCAGATATTTTGTCCTTGGTCGAATAAAGTACTTGACAGGTACTTCGAAGTACCTGCTAAAATCAACTTGCCAACTTAGAAAGGAGAAAGGCATGATGAACTTCAGTCTCAATATCCATCGGGTAACCGATGTCATTCTTGGCCCCGTCAAGGTCAACGCGAACGGGGTGGGAAGCTACGGTACCTATGCCACACGGACCATCGAGATCAAGACGCCGGAAGGCGACTTCGAGCTCACGCTGTTCTCTGAGCATGTGAGCGAGGACCACGAGGGTGAGCTGCTGCAGGTGAAGTCATGAGCAAGGCAGACACAGGAGGGCCGGCGTTCCCCCGGCCAGCTTCTCCGGCGCATCAGCACGGAATGCACGATCCGCAAAAGGGCATGACCCTGCGCGACTACTTTGCGGCTAAGGCGATGCAGATCATGTGGGATGCCTACGACAAAGGCTACTGCGGCCTGAACAACAACGACGCGCCAAACGGCGAAATTATTGCTTTGGCCTCATACAAGATGGCCGACGACATGCTGAAAGCGAGGGACCAATGAGCCCGCTGATCCAGGAGATGGTGAGCCTCGAACCCGAAGAGGCCATCAACTACCAGTGGTTCGACATGACCGCTGTCTACCGCCACGAGCAGCACATCAGTGGTGAGCTCCTGGAGCGGCCGCTGCCATTTCCCTACACCGCCCTAGTGTGCGAGTACGAGGGCAAGAAGGTGCTGATCCTGGCCAACCGTGTGGGCCCGGTGACGGCGGTGGTGGGCTGGCAGTTCTACGGCAAGTCCTACCACCCGACCGTGCCGTTTACCTTCATCGTCACCCCCGACGGTGTCAAGGTGCGGCACGAAGACGGCACCCAGTTCGACTACCGCACGAGCCCGGCCACGGGCGTGCTGGCCTTCATCTGCGCGTTCCTTGAGTCCTTGGACGTGGCCCCCGCCACAGGCTACACGCCGCTCAAGCGCGCGAACTGGGCCAAGAAAATCCGCCAGGGCAAGGTCCCGTCCTACGACTGGACCACGGTGGTGATCGAGCCGCGCCGACCACGGTCCGAGGATCAAGGTGGCACGCACGCGAGCCCGCGCTGGCACGAGCGCCGTGGGCATTGGCGCACGCTCAAGTCTGGCAAGCAGGTGTGGGTGAAGAACTGCGAGGTCGGGGACAAGACGCGCGGCGCGGTGTTCCACGATTACAAGATCAACGAGAAGGCCTTTGCGCCGGAGATGACCTGACCAACGAAGACATCATCCGCATGGCGAGAGAGGCGGGGCTTTACAGCGGGTCACCCCGCACACCGAGCACTGGCCGCATGATTGAGAAAAGGCTTGAACGCTTCGCCGCCCTTGTCGCTGCAGCAGAGCGTGAGGCGTGTGCGAGGGTATGTGCTGACGGGATTAACGCGCCCCAGTACCCGATGTTGAGCGAGATTGCGGCAGCCATCCGCGCAAGGGGAAAGGTATGACAGAAGATGAAACACCAGTGTTCAGTGTCCACGGGCCACGGATCAGGGTTCGCAGACCACGGACCGTGGTCGCGGCCATGGTGATCTCGCAGGAGGCCTTCATCGAGATCGACAGCACCCACATGAGCCAGGACTTTTTGCTCAAGCTGATGTATCACATCGGCCAGGGCAACATCCGGGTCAAAGTATCGGAGGTGGTGCAATGACCGAGTTCGACACCACCTGCTGCGGCATCCCTTGCACGATCCGCGTGACCTACTGGGAGGCCTACGTCCCTGCCAAAGTAAGCGGCCCGCCCGAGTACTGCTATCCAGCGGAGGGCGGCTGCGGGGACTGGGAAATCCTCGACCGCAGGGGCCGACCCGCGCCGTGGCTGGAGAAAAAGCTGCAGAGTGATCCTCGCGAGAGCGAGCGCCTGGAGCAAGAAGTTTTTGAATACATGGAGGATCGCACGAATGACTACGACTGAAACCCCCATCGTGATCACTGAGATCACGACGGTTAGCGAGAGCAAGAAGCGCCCGCGCCGCACGTACAAGGACGTCGAAAGCGGAGCCTACCGCCGTGGCTGGCAGGAAGGCCGCGAAGCGGCACGCCAGGAGTACGAGGAGGCCTACCGGCTGCTGTCCAAGCACGACAGCGCAACGCTGCTGGAGGTGCACGCCCTGCGCGAGCAGTTGGCCAACATCTCCCTGCGCCGCCTGGCCTGGCAGCGGATCAAAGGGCTCTTCGCCGGCTACGGCCGCTCGGAGAGCAACAACGAGCTGTTCGATGATTGGGACAAAAAATGACTGAGGACAACACACAGGAACTGAAGATCGTCGGCACGTATGAGGCCCACTTCATCACCTGCCCTACGCATGGCGAGCATCACCACAGCATCGTGAGCACGGTCAAGGGCCACGAGGGCGCGTGGTGCCAGATTTGCTGGCTGGAGAGCCTGGGCACACCGCTGCCGGTGGAAAAGAAACGCGTGCCCTATGGAGACGGAACATGACCAGGCAAAACGAAGTCTGCTGGATCGACAAGGATCGGTTCAAAGAGCTGGTGGAAGGGGGCTCGGTGACCACGACCGTGACATCGCATCGAGCGTTCCTTGATGACGTGCCGCTGTACACGAAGACCGACTACGCCTGGCCAACCATCGAAGACTACGAGCGCGAGGCCTGGGACGGCAACAAGGTCAACGCGGTCTTTCGGGCTGGCTGGAACATGGCCCGCACCACCAACGACATGTTCAAGGAGAAGCCATGACCGACTGCAAACACGACTGGCATTTCATCGAGGGCACCGAGCGGCTGCAGTGCAGACGATGCAAAGCGGAGACCGGACCACGGACCCCGGATC